CATCTTTACGGTGTAAGGAACGGCTTTATGCCGCCAACGAGGTAGCATGGCAGAACTATCTGAAAACACGAACCTGACAATCCCACTCAAGAACATCTTGGGTATGATTGCTTTTACGGCTATCGCTACGATGGCGTACTTTTCCATTGAATCACGGCTCACAACACTTGAACACAACATTGATATGACGGATGTTGAGATCAAATCTAATTCTGAATTTAGGATTTTATGGCCTAGAGGACAGCTTGGTTCGCTTCCTGCGGATGCGCGTCAGGACATGTTAATAGAAGGATTAGAACGTGACGTAGTAGAACTACGTGAGATGCAAGATAGAGTACACGAACTGACTATCCGTATTGGCACCTTAGAAGCGCTATACGAAAGTAGAACCTCTGAAAGCACGAACTGAATATGGAAATAATGGACGCCATAGGGGTAGTTTGGCCTATCGCGGCGGCGTTCGTGACTCTGGTGATTGTGCTTGCGAAGATGCACTCGGACATCGAACAGATCAAAGAGAAGATCAAAGTGTTGTTTGAGTTGTGGAATAACAAAAAGTAACCCCCTCCGAAGAGGGGGTCAGGGAGAACGACAGACAGTCGTGAGGGGTGGACCAATGCTGTCTATCGAACTTTATCACACTGTGCGCCAGAAACGTACCCCTAAATTTCCACCTTCAATACGTAGTCGGTGTTCTAGCTCCCAGTGTCTATCACAGAATATCTTGTTTACCTGCTTTACTGCTTCGTCAGTGTTTACACAGGGTACAAAAATGGAAGAACCGATAGCCATGTTCTCCCAATTAACTTCTATTGTCACGCCATCAGGCGCTAAGTCATACGTTCTCAATACCTTCATTGTCAGGGTCTGCATCAAATTTCATAACTATTGTATCGGCAGGGGGTAGCTGTAAATTTGTACCCTTGGTTAGCCGTATCTTCTTACGCTTGCCCTCACACTTCTTCATAATCTCGCTAACCAAGTGTGCGTAGTTAACCTGCAACTCACCACACCACTCTTTAAGAGGTTTTGGTTTAACAAAAAAGAGTTTCGTGTCAGTCTCATACCGTGCAACCAGTCTGCCTCGTGCAATTTGTTCTGGCACCACGTGTTCGTCAAGGCCGTTACCTTGTACCCCACGGTTATCTACCGTGCTTTTTATCTGAATAATGTAGCTTATGTTTTCGGCAAAGAAGTCGCCCATGATGTCAGTTACTGAACCAGTCATCTCGTTTAGTCCTCGTTTGTTTTGTGAAACAAGGTCAGTAGTTGCCCACTTAAAAACTTTCTGGACATCAAAATCATGAAGTCCAATCTTCTTGGCAATCAGTAGCCCTGATATTGTGGCAGTCATTGTATCAGACCAATAACGGTTCTCTGAAGTTAGCTGAGCCTTTTCGTCAACGCGCTTCTGAATCTGTTTTACTATACGCCTTGTCTCTTCAACATTGTTCATGATCCACTGGATATGAGGTATACCTGCGTGTCCGTAATTCTCAAAGACGTTAGTCTTGAACGTGTCTTGTATCTCTTTATCCTTAACTTCGTCGAATATCCTGTCCACTCGGCACTCAAGAATACGCTGTGCTTCTGCTTTCGGCATAGCTTTACCACGACTAACGGTCTCAATGATGGATGCGTTTGCGGTGTACTGCATTAGCAGGTTCCACTCTCTACCTTGGTGTCTTTCCACATTAGCACTGGCGGTCATACGCCCTCGCTGTTTACCAGACGTGCCTTGGTAGATAAGGTCAGACATTTGACGTGGTGTTAAGTTAGTAACCTCGTCAATACCTGTCGGTAGACTGTGCATCACTTCTGCACGGTTCATCTTGAACGCAACGCTATCGGCTTTATCCAAAACAAGTTTCTTTGGGTTGCCCCATATACCTGCCGTGGCGTACATCATCATGGTTTTGCCTGTACCAGACTCATTGTTTATGAACGCTACTGCCCCACAGTTTTCATTCAAAAATTCCATCAGAGGACTACCAAAGCCCATGCCAATGGCGAACTGTTGTAATAAAAACTTATCGTCGTTCCATAGTTCCAAGTTTTCACGCCATGCTTCGTATGTACCCTTGGCCTCAAAGTGTGGGAAGAACCCCACTGTCTGGTTGGCAGGTGGGTTAAATTCTATGCAGTCAGGTTTAACTTTCTGATTACCTAAAATAAACGTATCTAACTTATCGTTGACCCAACCAAACTGGACGTGGGCTTCGTCTGCTGTACTGGTGGCTTGTAATTCATCCACCCAACTTAGTGTGTATGACATCAGTTCATCCATCTTTTTAATTGCAACGCCCTGAGACGAGAGTTTCTTTCGGAACTCTTCGCTTGACGTGACTGAACTCATTGGCAGTGTAAACTCTTGCACCCCGTCTCGGGGAAGGTGCAGACGCATAACCAACGACTCGCCCAGCTCGGGGTCCTTGATTCGTTTAACAACGTATAAGTCGTTATGGTATATTCTCTTCTCGTCTACATCGCCGTCTTCATTGGTGGTACGTACATACACACCACCGTTTGACCCACGCACGTAGGGCGGTGGGTACTTGGGTATAACGTAGGTCGGCTCGTCTTCTTCGATGCTTTCCGCTACATAGTTACCTTCATCGTCAGTCTCAGCTTCACGTAACTTCTTACCAAGTACGATAGGAGACTTGATAGCGCCCCATTGAGGACAGTCTCTACAGATGTCAGGGTTGTACTCGTCAAAACGTGCACACGTATATGGGCCTTTTATCTGTTCCATCTTACGTTGCGTGTCTTCTGGCGTGTACTCTGGATGCCCCTTCGACATCAAGTGAATAGCTTTATCCCCATCAGTGCAGAACTTCGCAATAGATAGTCCTGCCCTCCACAATGGTTCGCTCATAGTCTCTTGGTTTCGGACTATATATTTAAGCTGTTCACATCCTTCACCCCGTTGGGTCTTAATCAGTATGTCCTTAAACAGGTTTTCCTGATTGCCCATTAGGTTCTGCATGGTCGCGCTGAGTTCCCTAGGTATGTTTTTTGTGGGAACTGGTATCGGCTCGGAACCAAGTAAGCCTGAGAATGTGTCAAAATCGACAGCCTCAAACTTAGCGGTCAAGCCAAAAAAGCCCACGTCTGACGGGGGCTTAGTCTTGTAGTTATGTGTGTGAGGAACTCTTAACACACGTGCGGCGTCTGCCGTGACTGCGGGATCAGCGTAGAAATCTTGCTGTGCACACAATCTTTTGAGGCGTTCCGCGACAGGCAACCAATCATCCAAACACACCGATTCTTCTAAAAACCAGTACACGTGTATGCCACGCCCCGAATTAACCATCGTCGGTTTCGGTAGTTTGTTGCGTTTACAGAAACGCCGTAGTGCCTGTATAGCCTGTTCTTGATTTAAAAATTCTTTGCTCGGACCACAATCCAGATCGAGGAAGAAAGAGTTTAGTCTCTTTACGTTATCGACTTTACGTGAACCTGCTTGATCAAACGTAGCTAGTCCGTAATAAACATCGTATCCTTCTTTATCATAATTGTGGGCGGCATCGACAACGGCATCTATTGAGTCATAGAACTTCTGTGCTTTGCGTTCGTCACTTGATCGTGCCGCAAATACACAGTAGTAGCCCCCACCACTCAGTGCCTTCGATAAAAATGTTTTTGTTTCCATTGGTCCACCCATTGCCTAAACCGCCACGGTGAAAGAAGTTACCCCCACCGTGGCGTAGTTCGATTACTTTGACTACACGATTAGTCCTCGTCATCCCAGTCATCAATAATCGAACTCAAATCACTGTCATCCGTAGGTGGTGCGGATGCAGTCTTCTTTACAACTTTGGTAGGTTCCTCAATCGGTTCCTCAACAACTTCTTCTACAACTTCCTCTTCGACTTCTGCTGTAAACGGGTTATCCTCCTTGGAGTTATACCCATCTTCAGCGCCAAATGGATTCGATTGCTTACGCTCTGCGAGTTTCAATACCTGCACCGCTTGCAGTCTTAGGGAACAACCTGCACCCATTGAACCGCTGTAGGGTATGCCTTTGATTGCGATGTTCACGATACTACCGCTTGTCAATTGGAAATCATCAGGCAGTTCGTTAGTCTTCGCATCAAACTGTGAAGGCTTCTTAGTCTTGTCGCCGTTGTATGCGCCCTTCAGATTAGCTTTGTGCGACCACATCCCATCATCTGTTTTCTTGAATGGGTTTTTAATCTCAGGCCAGTTCTTTTTCTTTTCTTCGGCGTAAGTTGTTTTCATGTATGACCACAAAGCCTTGGCTGTTGCGTCATCCATAATGAAGTTTACTGAATACTCAGCACCATCATCCGTTGCCCCACAAGATACAGAGCGTTGTTGCTCGTTATCGTATCTGTAGGTCTTATCTAGTTTAGGATACATGGCAGTTATTTTTTTAATTACGTATTGCTCAGACATAAAAGTCTCCTTAATTTGCATTTGCGTCATAGACAAATCCGTCTACTTCCGCAAAGATTGACCCCCTTGAGGGCGTTGATATTGACATTGTTATAGCCTCTTTAGCTTCTTGGCTTTCAGCCTTTGAAACCGCGAGGCTTACTTCATCTTCCGCAAGAGGGCGCACCGCCTTGAAGAATAGTTTTGGTACTACGCTACCCCGATCAAACACGCATTCGGTTATCACAGATATAGCAGGGGTGTTATGAGAACTAAGGTACTGCGCGTAGGCTTGCATCGGCATCTTGCCGTCCTTCGCTTTACCGAACAACGAGGTTGCAGGTAATTGCAGTTGGTACACTCTGGTAAAGTCGTTCTCTAGTACCACGGCTAACCGTTGCGCGAACCGACATGCACGTGACGTACCTGATCCTGACCCCTTAATGTTTTGGGGGCAGTCCATACAACGGTGGGCTTGGCGATCTTCTTGCTTCACCTCTGGTGCAGGTGCACTAGTGTCTGCTGACCAACACGTAGGACGTGTCGGGCTACTAGCATCATACTCCCCTGCGTAGTAAGAGCGAGAGATTTTAGCGGCGTTCAAGATTACTACGTTCAATGCACCTTCATGCACTGTGTCTTGTTGACCGTTAATATACTCACGAAACTTACCTCCGTTGATACTGATACGGCGGCGTACTTCACCTACGTTCTGCATATGCCTCTCCTCACAAGTCCTCGTCTAAGTCTGGCTCAGCATCGTGCTCGGTATAACCTTGCACTAACTCGACATTAGAGACAGCGGCTACACCACCAACAGCGGCAGTTGCGGCGTTGTCTTTCTTAGTCAAGGCGATTGACACATCGTCAATCGAGAAGCGGTACGTGTTACCTACTTTTATGTAGGTAGCTTTTGGGATATGTCCTTGACGCACCCATGCTCGTATGGTCGAAACCGATACAGAGAAGTGCTTGGACAGTTCTTCGATTGGTACAAAAGGTCCAGTCATCATTTTTTCCTCACAGAAATTATATATTCAGAGTCTACGTTAAGTCCTTTAGGGACAGTTTCGGGGTTTTCTTCGAGGAAAGTTCTTACGTTGGTTTGGTTCAACCGCTTTTCCAGAAACTCAGGAACCTCATGCTCCATAACAAATTGGTGCATAGCCTCCCAGTCACTAGTCCAGTAGCGTGTCCTTACCGAACGGTAAAAAATACCCTCAGAAGTCTTTACGCTCTCAAGCCCCTGCTCTTTGCAGTAGTCGAGTAGCGCGGCTTTAACCTTATCCAGTTTCTGGTTAAGGTCTTCTTCTTGTTTCTTAAAGTCCGATGAAAGCTGTGCCTTCTTGTCTCGGATTTTTAAGTAAACACGTGTCAGCTTTTCAGCTAACTTCTTGTCCTCACTCATTTTTAGTTCTCCTATTCGCACGACAAAATGTGTCGGGAGGTTCACTCTACTAGCGTATAATACCTTAGTCAAGTAATTCTTTGTAAAGATCAATCATTTTTGTGTGTACGTCAATTCTGTTGTCTAATAGTGTGTAAACACGTTTCTCTACGGCTGATCCTTGTAGCTGCACGACGGTACACTTGTGATCTTGTCCTGACCTGTGAACACGTGCGTTAGCTTGAGCGTATGTTTCTAATGAACTGGTCGGCACCCACCATACAACTGTGTTAGCGGCTGTTAACGTCACACCGTGCGCGGCGGCTTGTGGTTGTATCACCAATACACGTGGGTTGGGGGTGGTTTGGAATCGGTGAAATATATCAGTACGTTTCGGTGCAGATACATCGCCCCGAATGATCTCAGTGGTTATACCGTCTTTGAGTAGTTTG